GAACCAGATCGCATATGCCCGCAACTCCCCGTACTCGTCAATGAGCGGTTTAAGCTCATCAACTATGAAAGGTGGTATCAACAACCGTAGTTTGCTGACGAGCTGCTCTCGCACATATCGCTGAGCGACTGTTGCTCCTTCAGCTTCCTGTTTTCTCATTAAGGTCAGATAATCTTGCACTTGCAAGGCCAATGACCCTAACCAATGGCCATAAAGGCGCTTATCAACGCCTGGGCCCCAGGTTTTGGCAATGAGACGCTCGAACTCCAGGTCGGGGTTCGGCACGTCAGCTAACACATCTGACGAGCTCATTTGCACCACGGAGGATGAAACAAGCCTCCTAAGAGTGTACAACCCAGCCGAAATCAGCTGAGCTTCTGCTCTGACCGCAGTTAGTGTTTCGAGAAACATCTCAAGTCTACTGAGCATTGGTAATCCGTGGGGATTCAAACCGAGCCCCCACGGCTCAGGGACTGTCTCTAACACCTTAGCGATTGCCAACTGTCGTCTTGTCAAGAGGACGTACCCTTCACGGCCAAAAGCTCGTATGATATCGAAGAAGTTATCATCACTGGGCTGACGCCACTTAAATGATGGGTATTGACCATCAACAGTAATGAGACGGCTACAGAATTCGCACGCTCTATCAGATCGTAGTGTTTTATCACTACTCACGGGGACCCCTAAATCCCCCAAGAGTCCAACGATCAGATCGCCGGCAGTCTCCTCAAAGACCACCAGGTCATCTCCGACCTGAACACTCATGTCACCGGCGCGATAGTCATCAGATTGTCGAACCTGATAACAGGCACCTTGAACCAAGGCGCCTAAGGTTATAGAGAGAGCGGCGTTAAACACCGGATACCAACCCAAAGGCTGGCCCTGTGTCCATACCACCTCCCCAAGGTCGGTTACGCACTGCCACGACTTCGGCAAGTGCCAGGGTAAAGCGCACACTTCGGTGTAGAAGCGTATCCAACGCTCATCTACACCGAGCTCCCGCAGTGTGAAGGCTACGAGAGACCTCGGAAAGTTATCAGTTGCACCCTCAAGGTCAATTGAAAGCGCAAACCGATGTTCCTGTAGCAGCCTATGGGCTCTTCCACGACCGAGCTCTTGATCGAACTGGTAATTTCCAGTCAACCTCAAGCAGACTCGCTCGGACCACTCGAACAGCGGATATGCCGCAGCTTGTAGGCTACGGTAGGGATTCGCGATAAAACGTCCTTTGTATCCGGGCTCTTGGACAACGCTAACCGCCCCGGCATAGGGTTGGGTTCTCTCTATGCCAAGCTCCTCCAGCACCTGTAACATATCGTCACAGTGCTCATCCAACGTGGATTCGAGCCCTGCGAAGACCTTAGAGAAG